CCCGTCCTGCTTCAATCAAACCTAATGCAACTGCTCTTTGCCACAATACCCTTCCGACATTACCCATAATACCTAATGGGCCAGTCATAACTGTTATTTCTACAAGGTTTCTATCAACCATAGACCCGCCGACATTTCCTATAAATTCACCAACTATAGGTAAAACACCGTGGCGTTTTTCGGACTCAGCTTGAAACTTGGCTAATTCATCTTTGGCGCGAGTTTTAAGAGTGTCGTTAATGCCATCAACTGTTAAACCCTGATACTCAGGAAATATGTCAGGGTTATCATTTAAGTAATCTATTATTTTCTGGGTCTGAATACCTCTGCTTTCTTCGGTATGACCCATGCTATCGGATGCACCGTAATAATGCGAAGGATTGATAAAGTCAGGACCACCACTGTCTTTAATCTTATCCAGTATGGGTTGCATATACTCGTCTAATAAAACAAGTTTTGCATCACTGTTTTTCGTTCGTTTTTGATCGTAGTATCCACCAGAGATAGAATCAAAGAACCCCGGCTCTTCGCCTCCAGTCTCAACGAGGTCTATTCCTAAAGTAGACGTTTCTCCTTTATCAAAAAAGAACGTCATTGTTTAGTTCTCTTATCGTAAATGCTCTTAAAATCCTGCACGTTAATAAGATACATTTCGCCCTTGCCGTTATCAAAGTATTGATCGCGCCCACCTTCTTTAACGCCAACAGCATAAATACCATCGCTGATACTTCTTAAAATGAGATTATCTCTCAAACGATCAATTCCAATCGGCTCACCGTTTTGTGCCGTTGGTAATGCACCTACTGTTGCAATCCAATCTTCAGCGGATGCTTTTTCAAACAACTCTTCAAGCTCATCTGCTTCCCCATCATCGACGCGGAAATTATTTGGAACAATAATTGCACGATCATTTAATTTAGCTATGCCGCCGAAAGTGTTTCCTTTGTAGGTGATTTGTCCAGCCGCAAATTGAATGGCTCGTTCAAATTTATCTTCGTCAAATTCTTCTCTATTTGTGGCAAGACCTTCATATATAGCATTAGCTGTTGCTGTAATACTTGATCTAATACCTGCGGGAAAAGACCCAGATGAAAAACTTTGATTTAACATAGAATTTTTGTCTGAGGACTCGCCTTCTATTTTAGGTGCTTCCCCAGCATCAAGAATGGATTGTCCTTTAAGGGCCGCTCTAATGGTAACAGGTCCAGAACCAGAAACCATTAACCCACCTATATGAGCAAGTGTCGGGTCTTTCTCACTAATTTGATTAAAAACTTCTGGCGCGTTCTGCCCAAATGTAGATGCTAGATCGCCAATTAAAGACATTTTAGTCTCGACATCACCTTCTCTGAAGACGTTTTGTAAACGCACAACCTCTTCATCGTTAAGGTAATTATATGGACCCTCAATATTATTTTGACGATTAAAAGCTCTGACTTGTTCTATGCGAGTTTTAACAACCTCCGCAAAACGATCTGGCTCTCGCACTAAAACATCAGTGATTGGTGTTGGATCAATACGACTTGTGTATTGTCCTGCACCAACAGGATCACGTTTGATTTCCTTTTTCAAAAAATTAAGGCGTTTTTCAACGGCCTCAAGATTATCTATTTCGTCTTGTGTAGCGCCGTCTTGTACGGCTTTAGCAAAACCATTCCGTAAAGCCTCAAGATCAGGAATACCTAACTGATTATAGGTGCGATTACGTTCAGCGGCTGTTTCCATACCAACACGCAATTTATCGTAATCGCTTGTATCTACACCAGCAGCAGCTAATTCATTCCGTTTTTGGTCAAACTCAGAAACATCGTCTGCGTCTGGTAAATATCCTCTATCTACATTTTTGGCGATTTCTTTAAAATCGGAAGCAAGGTCTTTACCTTTGCTTTCTAAATCATCCATTTCTCTTTTGATTTGAGCAGCAAAAACTGACTTTTTACTTTCAATAACATTATCATCTAATCCTTCAACAAGAGGACCACCCTTTTCTTGTTGAAAGTGTAGTTCAGCCATAAACTTTGTGCGCTCATCTAAACTTTCTAAATCATCCCAAGCGCCATCAAGCCTAGCTTTATGAAACCTATTTCTTGCGTTGATTTCTTCTGTAGCAATATCTTCTGGAGAGTAGCGTTTGCCCTCCATGAAAACCCGTAAATTAGCTATGTTTTCTTCAAGAACAGAATTATCAACTTGTTGGCGACCAAGGCGTTCAATCGTGCGTGTGTGGTCAGCAAGAGCATAAGAACTATCTGCTCTGCTTTGCGCGTCTTGAGCTTTTAGATAAATATTTGTTTGCTGTAAAAAATGCGAATCTCTAACAGAACCAAGGGTTCTTTTTAGGTGTACCTGAGTTTCTGGTGATAAGATGTTGAAACTACTGGCATAACCATCAATAACGTCATTGAGACGTGATGCAGTATCTTCTGGAGTGAGTTCATCGCGTTGAGCTTGAAGTGCAACTTCTTGCATCTTAAAACGCGCTTTAGCTTCAACCTCTGCGCTAAGAGCTTTAGTAGCTGCTTGATACGCTGATTTTTCGTAAATAGTCATTGTGGCAGGGTCTTTGCCTAATGACCTTTGAAGAACCTCTGTTGACTCTAATGCACCTTCTTGAGCGCCAGCCGCTGCTGCACTTGCTTCAGCCCTCTCAAATGCAAATTCAGACATACGCCCGATAGCATCAGACATATTTTGATAAGCACGAGCTTTTGTTTGGGCGCTAGACACAAGGTCAATGCGAGGCGTAACAAGACCTGCGCGACGGCGTTCAAAGCGAGGAAGGCGTTCTACCATTGTTTACCTCACGTCCAAACTGCTGCGGTACTGCTGCCACCAGAAGAACCAGATGGGCCACCAATAGAAGCAGCCCTCATAAGAGAACTACCAATCGTAGTACCAGCTTTAAACAAACCTTGCGTATGCACAGATTTTGCCTGCTTCCTGAGTTCAGTGGCTTGTATTAAACCACCCTCACGAGCAACAATTTCATTATCTCTGGATACATAAATTTCAGTAGCACCTTCAGCCATAGCATAATCTTGTATTGCTAATGCACTTCCTGAAAATGGGTCAATCGCTCCGGCACCTGCACGAGCATTTATTGTTGCTTGAGTCCGCAATATACGATCCATAGTCGCAACAGCTTCTTCTCTATATCTTAGAGCCTCAGAACGCCCTTGGAGTTCTACTATAGCAGATTGACGAGCAAGACCTTTTGCTTCTGCCCGTCCAGCTTTGTATTGCCCGTATGCCGAAACAGCAGAAAGAGCAACAGGTAATGCAACAGCTAAAAATGGTAATGCAGCAGCCATGCTATTGCCCCGCGCTTAGTTTGTAGTCGATACCAAGAACTGTCATTTTCAAAGGAACCGATTGCCCGATTGTTATTTGACCTTCATAAGTATAACCCAGAATACCATGCAATGTCTTGATGCCTGTAAATTCTGGAACAGCAGAGTCTAAGATAGCGCCATCAAGACGACGGAACGCAATCTCTTTACCACCAATCGTCATAGATTGCGTTTCATAAACTTCAGCATTTACTTCAAATATACGCTTTTTAAAGCCACGCAAAGAACCACTTTCTAATCTAGGCTCTACTGGAAGCGTCTTTAATTCAGCATTAAAGTTTAACCCAACTTGATAGCTTGAAGTCGCCGCTTGAGCGAACGTAATAGTGTACGGAGAGCTTGGTACAACTTGTTCAGGCTCGACAATACCATCTCGTATAATCTGCACAGTTTCGGCTTCAAGGTGATCCATATTAACAGAAGAAGCTGCGCCACCCGTTTTAGCGCAATCAAGAAAGATTTCATCATCAAACAACTCCACAAGATAAACATCTGATCCATTTATGTTGCGTTTCACGACAACGTAAATATCATCAATATCAACGCCTACATTCACAAAGTCACCATCGGTTGTCCACTCAGAGGGCGCAACTACGTTTTGTGATCGTAGCAACGTATAACAAGCTATAGAACCATCTTCTCCATTTACGATCAAAAGACGATCACCCTCGTCTGTACTTGTCGCAACACGGGTTGCCATCTCTTCTGGAGATTTAAGTAAATGTGAAGATAGCAACGATATCTTAGCTGACGCATAAGCGTTCTGAACATCAGCAAACAAAAAGTCTTGCAGTGCTTTACCTTGTCTCTGAACAAATAAACTTGCACCGTCAATGTTCTGCACACGAATACCCGGCTTCATACCAAACGACGATTGCTGTTTAACAATCAAGTTAGCTGGCGTTATCGGTTCATCCAAAGATTGAGGTACATAAAACTCGCCGCCCGTTGTGAAAACTTGCAGATGACGGCCAGAGAAGATATCCACGACTGCATTAAATGTACCAGTGTCTAATGACGCTTCAACTGCATCATCATCAAATGCTTCATTAACGCTAAAGTCAAAGAATGAAGCAACACGAGAACCCCAGATGGTTGAAGGGCGCGACCTACTTCCACCAAAATACAAACGACCTTCATGGAATACAACGCTACGAGGCCATCCACGAGAAGAAGACCACGTTGGCTCGTAACCGTGTTCTGTTTCGTAATCACCAGCAACGATTGTGCTTGTATCAAAAAATGGGATTTCAGTTACAGCTTTAACCACCGTATCACTGATAAATTCAATAATACGGGCGCGGCCAAATCCAGTAATTGGAACAATGTATTCATCAACCATTGCTGTACCAAATGGTGCAACTTTGTAGCTAGTTGTAGCGTTTGGAGCCGTATCCCAATCGGGATAGACAGTAAGAACCTTTGATGAAGCAACATAGTCTTCAACGTGTCTAACCTGTCCCGCTCCAGCACCACTAGTCAATGTAACAAACATACCATTGGGTTGGTCATCACTGGTAAAGCTACTACCAGCTTTGAGCGTGATTGTACTGATTGTACCAGCTTGAGCGTTTCCTGTGTCAGTAGTCGCACCAGAAGCGGTTAATGTAATGTTACCACTCGCTGCACTAGGAGTGATATCGTAAGTTGTTATGTGTGTATCTAAATCAAATGCAAATCTTGGAATATGATCGAAAACAATCGTGCTTACTTCCCAATCGGCATCGGTTGCACCGCGCACAATCTTTAGAGGCTCAAGGTCTTCATGCACGATAATCACTGTATCAGCAGACTGCACCCAATTCATCTCAGGTAAGATAGATGAAGTTAGTGCCGATACCGTGGCGTAATCGTTTCCAGAACTATTAATATTTGTAATCTGCACACCGTTCTTAAAAACGTACATTCTACCGGGTGTAAACACGAGCATATAACTGTCATTTACACTAAACTCAAACGCAACCATACGAACAGCGTTAGCTGCTCCAGCATCTAATGTAGCTATATATTTAGTTCCGGGCCTACGACTAGCGCCACCTTGAGGTTGAATAGAAACATTACGCGCAGTTGTTAAGCCCGATTGATATTGGGCAATATCTGTCCTTGAGCGAAGACGTGGGTCTAACTCTCCAGACGTAAAATTGTTCTGCATACGAACAATTCGACTCATGCGCGTATCTCAGTTAGTGGGAAGTCCATAATATTTTGGGCTGGACGATCAACACCGTCAATATTCATCGCAACCCTTGCTAAACCACCACGCATATTTTCACCCGGAGAACCGTAAGCAAGGCGATGGTAATAGTCGCCTTTTTGTATTTGGTCCGTAATGGGTTCAGCAAAAGCAGCAGCCAATGCGTGTTTTAATAGATTAACGAAGTATGGTGGGAAAAAAGCAGGTTCTGGTCTGAATTGATAATCAATCCAAATCTGCTCGTAGTTCGTATAAATAGAAGTCCCGTAAACCTCAAACTCACGCACTGGCGTTGAGCCAACAGAGCCTGTGATAAATAGAGCTTTAGGGTTTCCTAGAATGTCGCCGGGAAGAGCGTATTGATACTTCCATTCATTAATCGGAGCATCAATCAAACGCGCTAACTTCACCTTCGTGATAGACCACGAATAAGGGTACTGCATAATTAAAGTATCGCGGATATCGTTATACAAACGATCCGCAATCTGCGCCTCATCGGTTCCCTCAGAAAAAGAAGAAATAGCAGACGCACCAAGCATCAGCATGGCGTCTGAACAGATAGTTAGTTTGGTATCCCCAGAAGCCATATTTTACTCCGCAAGAAAAGGGGTGGGCCGAAACCCACCCCGATCCTATTAGTCGCCGTCAGTTGCGGCAAGAGTTGTACCGTCAGCAACGTCAACAACACCACTTGCGTTCGAGAGAACTTGGGTGAGTGTGCTAACGCGAGTGCCTCCAGTAGAGGTTACGCAATAAATCAAATCGCCCACTGCAAGAGTGTCCGATAAGTCATTGAAGTAACCAGCGGTATTTACATCAGCAATCGTATCAGCGGTCTGATAGGTGTAGATGCTTGGAGCATTACCCTTTTTAGAAGCTGAAACAACACCGAGGCCAGCAGCATCAAAAGCCATAATTCAGCCTCCTTATTCAGTGCTAGAGATTTTGACGATACCCTCATCGTCGATTGCAATGGCTCCAGCGGAGAACATTGAA